ATTTATTTAAAAACAAATTATTGCTTTTCCGTGCTAAATCCGTTCGAATTGAGAAGCTGCTACCTGTGTCTGAAATCAGACGGGCCCTCCCTGTTAATTTGAAAAAGATTGTTATCTTATCAATGAACAGATCGGGTTCCATAAAAGAACGAATAAGAATTGCATTCAATTTCTTTTCCTTTGTTATTAAAATGAATCGTAACCATGGGTCTGTCTTTACAGTCAAATGACTGAAAGCCAACCAGGTTGCTCTTCAAAAATACTTAGGATCAGATAGATTGAATTCTCTGCGTACCCTGGAACCAAACATACCTCTACCTAGACTGATTAACGGATGTCCTGCGATTATAAATCGTAGTGACCGCCTTTTAATACGTCAAGGTAGTACTAGTTTGATGAGATTCTGATTATCTTTATTTGGATCTTATAGAATAATGTCTATCATAGGTAAAACTAAGATAAATAGTATCTATGATCCTTTTAAAGGTTCATCAGAAGTTCTTCTTGACCTTAATACTTATGCTTTGGCTGGTTCTTTCTTTAGTAGATTAAACCTTTCAAAGTTAAAGTTATTATTAGCTCCACGAACATTTGTTTTGTCTCACAAATCATCTCCTAGTAACTCAATGAGTTACCAAGGTCTGTTGACAGATTACTATCTGCTAACAGAAGGAAATGATAGTCAAAAAGCGATTTATAAAAATATCCAAAGTTATTTGGGTGTTCTTAAAGGTCACAATTTGGCAAGATGAAACTCACTTATTAGTGGTCTTCAATCCATTGTAGATCAACTTAATTATTCAGATTTGAATTTTAAGAAATCCGCATGGAAAGAAAATTCTCTTTCTCAATTCGCTATAAAAGAAGAAGCTGCTGGAAAGGTGAGGGTCTTTGCCCTTATCGATTCCATTAGCCAATCTGTTTTGCGTCCTTTACATGATTACCTGTTCAGTGTTCTAAAAGTCATTCCAAATGACGGAACATTTGATCAAGATAAAAGTGTAGAGAGGAGTAAAGAGAAAGCTAAACTTTATAACTGTGCTTATAGTTTTGATCTCTCTTCTGCTACAGATAGACTTCCTAGATCCCTAACAGGATCAATTCTGGAAGGAATGCTGAAGTTAGAAGGTTTCTCATCTGCGTGACAGTCATTAATGGCTGATCGTACATTTAAGTTTTCCGCAAGTGTAGGAAAGAAATATCCTCACTTACTCGAAGATCAAAACAATGAGTACAGATATTCAGTTGGTCAACCTATGGGAGGTCTTTCTTCCTGGGCAGGTTTGGCTATCACTCATCACTGAATCCTTCAGTATTGTTCAACTCAAATAGGAAATTTTTCTAAATGAGAAGAGCGATATGAAGTACTTGGTGATGATATAGTCATATTCGATGACTCTTTAGCAAAGAAATACTTGGAAGTTATGGAAGGACTTGGAGTTGAGATTAATCTCTCAAAATCCATCGTCTCTCCGAACAACCCGGTATTTGAATTTGCCAAAAGAACCATCGTTTCCGGA